GATATCGTAAATGTTGCAAGGAAGTAGAGTTTATAAAACAGGAGTTAAAAAATTATGATTGATTTTGAAAAAGACCAACAAGACGCAATGAAGAAAACTGATAATATTCAGTCTCTTGCGGATCAAGTAGAAAAACTAGAATCTTTAACTAAGAGACTAGACTTACAAGAAGATAATATAAAAAGTACAAAAAAAGAATTAGAACATTTATCTGGAGAGGTTATTCCAACAATGATGGCTGAGATGGGTTTATCTCAACTAAAATTAATGGATGGATCTCTGGTAGATGTTAAGCCTTTTTATAGCGCAAACATTACTGTAGCTAATAAAGAAAAGGCTTTTAACTGGCTTCGTAACAATGGATTAGGGGACATAATCAAAAACGAGATATCCGTGTCCTTTGGTCGCAACGAAGAAAACAAGGCAGCTGATTATGCTGTTCTTGCACAAGAGCGTGGGTTTCAACCAACACAAAAGATGAAGGTTGAGCCCATGACTCTTAAAGCGTTAGTCCGTGAGCGTACTGAGGCAGGTAAAGACATGCCAACGGAACTTTTCAACATATTTGTTGGAAATAAAACAACAATAAAAAGGAAACAATAAACATGAACCAAGTACAAAAAAAAGAAGAAGCAGGTGCATTGTCTACGAATATATTCGAAGCTGATGCAAATGCGGGCTCTCAGAATATGACGCAAGAAGACCTTGCGTTACCATTTCTGAAAGTTTTAGGACAATTATCTCCAGAGGTTAATAAACAAAACGCTAAGTTTATTAATGGTGCAGAACCTGGAATGATTGTAAACAGCGTGACCAAAGAGCTTTATGATGGGGCAAAAGGTATAAATGTTATACCAGTCCATTATGAAAGACAATATGTCGAATGGCAGGACAGAGGTCAAAGCACTGGCGCTCCTGTAGCAATCCATAGTGTAGATAGTGATATCATAAGTACAACTACTCGTGATAAATCTTGGAAGGATAGATTACCAAATGGTAATTACCTGGAAAACACTGTTAATCACTTTGTGATTCTTATGGGTAAAAGTCCATCAACAGCGTTGATATCTATGAAGGCTACTCAATTAAAGATTAGTCGTAAATGGAATTCAATTATGATGGGTCTTAAGCTTCAAGGTAAGAATGGCTTATTTACGCCGCCAACATATAGCCACATTTATAATCTAAAGACTGTTCAGATGTCTAATGACAAAGGAACATGGTTTGGATGGGATGTATCTAAAGTTGGTCCGGTTACAGATAAAGGTGTTTACGAAATTGCTAAAAATTTTGCTGAGAAAAACAGCAAGGGTTTAGTAAAAGTTAAACACGGATCTGAAGAAACAAAAGATTCAACACCTTATTAATAGAATCCTAGGTAGTGGGCGTCTAAGCGAGAGTGGATACGCCCACTTTTTAATATGATAAAAAAATTTAGAGATATATTTATAGGATTAGAAGAAAGGTTTGGGTACCACGTGCTTGATCAAAGTAATGGTGATGGTAAAAAATCTGGAACCTCTTTTACTTCATCTTACGCACATACAGAAGAAATGTGGAAAGCACATTTAGAAGGAATTAAGTTTGAAGTTAAAACAAAAAATAAAGTAATACAAGCAGACAGTCTTGGACTTTGTCCAATAAGAAGTGACAGCACATGTTTCTGGGGTGCTATAGATCTAGATGAATATAAACCAGATGTAAAAGAATTATATAAGAAGATAAAAAGTTTAAATGTTCCATTTATTCCGTTTAAATCTAAAAGTGGCGGAATACATGTTTACATATTTTTAACAGAACCTGTAAAAGCGTTATTATTAAGAGAAAAATTACATAGTATTAAAAACATATTTGGTGATTGCAAACCAGATAAAATATTTCCTGTTCAAAAATATTTAAATTTAGAGAGAGGGTCAGCGGGAAGTTGGATAAATTTACCTTATCATAATGTAAAGAAAACAGTTCGATATATGATAAAGGAGGACGGCAGTCCTGCCACTATTGAAGAGTTCTTTGAACATTACGAAAGAAATAAAGTCACTCCCCAACAACTTAAAAAATTAAAATCAAACATAGACGAAGGAGACGCAGGTGACTGGTTTAAAGATGGTCCTCCATGCATGCAGGCATTAGCTAAATTTGGTGTGCCTAAAAGTCAAAGAAATGAAGTTCTTTTAGATATGACTAGGTATGTCAAACAAAGATTTCCAGATGAATGGAAAGATAAAACTTTAGAATATAATAAAAAATTTTTTGAACCTATTGGAAAAGGAATGAATTTTAACGAAGTTAGTGGTGTTATTGGCTCAAGGGAAAAGAAAGATTATATTTACAGGTGTGATCAAGATTGGTTAAAAACCTACTGCAATAAAGAAGAATGTATAAAAAGAAAATTTGGTATAAAAGGAGCATTGAATAATGAACTAATTCTAGGACCATTATCATATGTAACTTCCAATCCAAAAATATGGTACTTAGGTTTTAATGGCGAAGAAGTAAGATTATTTTCAAAAGAATTAGTTAAGCAAGATTTAGCAAGAGAAGCCGCTACAGAGCAAACAAGTAAAACCCCTCCTAAAACAAAAACCTGGGACATGCAAATAAGAGGGCTGCAAGAAAAAGCAACAGAAATAGATGCACCAGAAGAAAGTGTTCCCATGTTTAGGTTAAAAACAAGTTTAGAAACTTTTTGTTTCAATACTAGGGTTACTAAAGACAGGAAAAAAATGCTTTTAGGCAGGCCTTTTGAGGATGAAACCTTTATCAGATTTACATTTAATGATTTTTTTAAATATTTAAAATCAGATGAATGGAGTATAAATGCAGATATTACCCATCAAATGCTTAAAAAAGTAACAGGGGTAACGCGAGAAAAATTTCACGTTAAAGAAGGTGTTAAAAGATGGGTGTACGTCGTTGATAAAGAAAAATTTGATATAGAACCAGAAACAGAGCAAGAAATTCCAGACTACACTAATAAAGAAGATGAAAGCGCATTTTAATGTTAGATAAATTTTATAGAAATAGGTACAAAATATTAGGTGGTCCAGGGTGTGGTAAGACCACAAGAATATTAAAAATTTTGTCGGACAATATTAAAGGAGGCTTACAAGTAGATCAAGCGCTATTAATTGGTTTTGCTAAAGCAACTAGAGATACTTTACGAGAAAGAGCCATAAAAGAAAATTTATTAACGGAAAAACAAGCTGATTCAATTAAAACTATACATAAGTTTTGTCTTGATAAAATTGGTAAGCCTGATGTATTGAATTCAAGTGCTAAAACATCTTTTAGAAAAAAATTACAAACTGATCCCGATAACTGGGTTATGTTGGACGACGAAAAATATAATACAAGTGATGAAGAACCTGCAAAATGGACTGAAAAAGAAGATAAAAAATTAGCTGTTTATTATGATATAATTAGTAGGACTCAACATGAATATGGTTCTGAATTTTGTGCTTTTGTTAAAAATAGAAAAGCAGAGGGTAGATTTAAAGACGAACTAGGGAAAAGTTTAGATTATTTTGGAGAAAGTGGAAATAGTAAATGGACAAATGTTCTCACATCACAATTAATTTATTTTTATAGTAATTTACATAAGTTTAAAAATCAAAATGGTTTCGTTGATTTTGATGATATGCTATTAAAAGCCTTATACCCTAATGTAGAATTTCCTAGTTATAAATTAGTTCTAGTAGATGAAGTACAAGACCTTTCAAGATTAGAATGGCAGGTTATTTCCAAAATAGGTAGAAAAACAGAGGAGCTATATTTAGTTGGTGATGATGACCAAGCAATATATGGTTGGAAAGGATCTGATGTAAGAATTTTTCAAAAATGGCCTTGTAAGAAAGAAAATATAATTAAACTAGAAAAATCATACAGACTTCCAGGAAAGATATATGACTTCGCTATAAGCATAAGAGATGACATAAAATACAGGCTGGGCAATGAATTTAAATGTGCAAAAAGAATAGATGCAAAAATTAAAAGCGAAGGATCGATTGACTATATTAATGATATGTCAGAGCTAGATGAAGAAATTGATGCTAATTCAGATGTTATATTTTGTGCAAGAACAAATGGTTTTTGTAAAAACTATGCCGATTTTTTAAAATACAAAGGCTTAATTTTTAAAGAAAAAGCTAAAACTATAGATGACAGGGGAAAACTGAAAAGCTCTTTTCCAGATGAGCATAGAAAAGTAATAGAATCATGGCATACCTTACAAGAGGGCCATTCGATTAAAGGGACAGCTTATATTAAAATGGTTAGGTCTCTAGATGCAAAAAAATATATTTCCGAGAGGAAAAAAACAGCTTTAATAAATAAAGATACTGCCCCACCAGAATTATGGGATGCTAATAATTTATTTTCTTATGAAGATTTAAAAACAAAATATTATTTGAATGCGGATATAAATAAATTATGGCATGAAATTTTTTACTTTGATACGTCAAGAGTTAGAGGCCCTAAAAAACCAAACGCTTTGTTTAAGGATAAAGAAGATTTTAATGATTACTTAAAAAGATGCTGGGAAAAAAATAAAAATTTAGAGACTAAAATTATAGTATCTAGCATTCATGGAGTAAAAGGAATGGAAGCTGACAAGGTAGTTCTAGGGGTTGAATGGGGGTATTCTTTAAACAGCTATTTAAGTGGAGATCAAAAAGAGGAGGATGAGGAGAATAGGGTTGCTTACGTGGGAGTTACTAGATGTAAAAATAAATTATATCTTTTTGAAATTCCCGGGGATTATAAAAACCCTTTTCCGCCATTACAGAATTATGTCAATAATCCTACCCCTGATTATGAAAAGATAAAAGAGAAAAATTTTAATGAAAGTTCTTTAGATTCTTTCCACAGGAGATATAGACCCGATTGGCCTGAAATTGAAAATCCAATAAACAATGACAGGAGATTATTATGAGTAGTGTTTATAAAAAACAAATTGGAGGATCTCATTATCAATCGATGACGATTCAGCCATCAGAGTTTATAAATAAAAATAATTTGCCTTTTGCAGAAGGGAATGCTATAAAATATTTGTGCAGGCACAAACAGAAAGGACAAAAGCAAGATTTGGAAAAAGCAATTCATTACTGTCAAATGGCAATCGATAGAGACTATCCAGAAAAAAAAGATTTCTTAGAAGAAGCTGAGAAAGAGAAAAAAGAATTAGAAGAATCTTATAAAGAATCAAGAAGACAAACAGAAGAACGGAAAGAAAAGAAACAGCATACAAACCAACAAATGGAAGGAAAATAAATGATACAAAAACCAATGTTTGCACCACAAGTGGAGTGGTTTCCACCGGAAGAATTCCCAGATCTATCTAAATATGGTGAAATTTCGATAGACCTGGAAACAAAAGACCCAGACTTAAAAACAAAAGGCTCGTCCTCGATGAGAGGACAAGGGGACGTAGTAGGAATTGCTGTAGCTGTTAAAGATTGGGCAGCTTACTATCCAATAGCACATGAATCAGGGCCAAACTTGGAAAGAAAAAAGGTTCTTGGTTGGTTTCAAGATGTTCTTAAAACAAAAGCAGATAAAATTTTTCACAATGCAATTTACGATATGTGTTGGATTCATAGGCTAGGGCTCACGGTCCACGGAACAATTGTTGATACAATGATTATGACTTCTTTAGTTAATGAAAATAGATTTAGGTATGATTTAAATTCAGTTGCAAATGATTACACAGGTATGGGTAAGAATGAAAGCGCTTTACAAGAAGCAGCAAAAGAATGGGGTGTAGACCCAAAAGCTGAAATGTACAAACTACCTGCTATGTATGTAGGTGAGTATGCAGAAAAAGATGCTGAAATTACATTAGCACTTTGGCAAGAACTTAAAAAAGAAATAGAATTTCAAGATCTACAATCAATTGTAGAATTAGAACAGAAAGTTTTTCCTTGTATTTTAGATATGAAAATAAAAGGTGTTAGAGTAAGTGAAGAACAGGTTGAAGGTTTAGAATACAAACTTAAAAAAACTTACGACTCTCATATTAAAAGAATACATGATGAAACAGGTATTTACCCTGAAGTTTGGGCTGCAAAAAGTATTGAAAGTGTTTGTCTTAGATTAGGCATAAATGATTTTGATAGAACAGAGAAAACAAAGAAACCTTCGTTTACAAAAAATTATTTAAAAAATCACGAAGGACACAGGAATAGTAAAATATTAAGAGCTGTCGCTAGTGCAAGAGAGTTAGATAAATTACGTAATACTTTTTTAAAGTCTATTAAAAATTATGTTTATAAAGGTAGAATACACGCTGATATACATCAATTAAGGGGAGACTTTGGAGGCACTATTACAGGGAGATTATCTTATTCTAATCCTAACCTACAACAACTTCCTAATTACAGTGATATTGGCAAGGGTATTAGGTCTATTTTTTTACCTGAAGAGGGACATAGATGGGGTTGTTTTGACTATTCTCAGCAAGAACCTAGGCTGGTAGTGCATTATGCTCTAGCAACATTGGGGACAACTGGTGTAGCATCTATTGCAGACAAGTATGGTGAGGCATATAAAAACCCGGATGACTTAGACATTCAAAAAGCAGCAGACTTTCATAGTATGGTGGCTCAAATAGCAGATATACCTAGAGGACAAGCAAAGACTATTAACCTTGGATTATTCTATGGTATGGGTAAAGCTAAACTACAAGCACAACTAGGTGTGACTGAGGCAGTAGCTAAAGATCTTTTAGCAACTTATCACCGAAAAGTTCCTTTTGTAAAACAACTTATATATCATACAATGGATCGAGCACAGCAAAGAGGTTGGATCAGAACCATTTTGGGTAGAAAATGCAGATTTAATAAATGGGAACCTAGAACTTTTGGGATGCATAAACCACAAACATTTGAAGAAGCATCTTTGGAACACGGATTAGGGAATATTAAAAGAGCTTTTACATATAAAGCTCTAAATAAATTAATTCAAGGCTCTGCGGCTGATATGACCAAACAAGCA